TGCACAGCTGTATGGATTGACCACTTACTAGGTTTCGTCCCTCGTGCATTAAATGCTGAAGAACGAGAAGTATTAAATAAATCCAAAGCTGAAATCAAACATTTACCAATGGAAGAACGACCTTTAACTCCATATCTACCAATGATGTACAATCATCCTTGCACGATATGGACAAGGTCATCTTTAGATAACTTTGAGTGGGTTCACTGCTATGCAAATGCTCTTAATGATGAGTACCATTATCGTTATGGCAAGTTACACAAGTCAGTGGTTGAAGTAATCAATCGACTGCCCGAACCTAAGAATATGCCCCGCAAGGGACTCACTCCATTTGGCATGGCTATGCCAGACGAGCTAAAAGATGAAAATGATGTCATTGGCTCGTATCGTTTATATTATCATACAGATAAAGCAACCTTCGCTACTTGGTCACACAGACCACAACCTGATTGGTGGGACGAAGGACTTGCATGGACTGACAGGAGAATAACTGCAAAATGAAAATAACAATTTATAGCAAACCAAACTGCCCGTATTGTAATATGGCAAAGAATCTAGCAGAAATGAAAGGTGCTGAAGTAAGATATCTTATGCTCGGAGAGGACTTCGATGCTAAGAACTTTATGGCAGAATTTCCAACAGCTAGAACTTTCCCTCAGATTATATTAAATGGCACGAAGATTGGAGGTTATACAGAACTGGAGAAAGCACTTAGTGAGTAATATTTTCAGTAAGAAGAAAATTCAGTACAAATTTCAAGAAGATAAGATTCTAAGAATGGTAAAGAATTATATAGATAGCACTTATGGTGCTCACTATTCTATGAATAAGATTCAATCTACAGAGTTTATTGTAGATGCAGGACATGCTGATGGTTTCTGTATTGGAAACATTATTAAGTATGCTCAAAGATATGGTAAGAAAAACGGAAAGAATGAAGTAGATTTACTCAAGATAATCCACTATACAATTATTTTATTAGGAAGTGAAGATGGCAATAAAAAGTAAATCACATGAAAAATTAACAGATACTAACATACAACATGTAGTATCATTGCTAGAAGCAGATAATCCTATCACCAAAAAGGAAGCCTGTGAGATTCTGAATATTAGGTATAACACGACCAGACTTCAGAAAATTATAGATGACTGGCGTGATACAATGGAGTTTCGTGAAAGGCGACGCTCTATGAATAAAGGTAAACCCGCGAGTGAAGATGAAATCAAAACAGTAGCTCAAATGTATATTGAGGGATTTAACATTTCTAGTATAGCTCAATCCATCTATCGTTCTCCAGCTTTTGTGAAAGCGATAGTAGAAAGGATTGGTATTCCTATGAAACTTGCTGCAACAGACTATGAAGGCATACGAAATGCTATGCTTCCAGAGCAGTGTGTAAGTGATAGTTTTCAAGAAGGAGAAATTGTTTGGGCAATTCGTAAGAATTTTCCAGCAAAAATAATAAGAGAACATACAAACATAGACTACGAAGCTAGATATGGTTGTAAGTGTTATTTAATATATACAATTGAAGAAAATGATTTTGAAGGAACATTCTTTCCCCATGTGCAATATGGTGGAAGATATTCGTCTCAGCTCGCATATGACTTAGGAAGTCTAAGGCATTTGGAGCAATATGGAGTTAAGTTTATTAATTAAAATACTAGTAGCCTTCTATATTTCAGGAGTAGCTATTTCAATGTATACAATATATTTACCAAGCTATAGAATCATATGTTCAATTGATAGAAATAATATATTGGCAAAGAAACCAATCTTATCTTTTCTTATAGTATTAGTAATCTTTACCATAATGTTTCCATTTATGGCATGGATTATATTATTTGACGACAAGGTAGAGAAGTTTCAAAATGGTTTTATAAAAGGAGCAATGGGAATAAATGATAGAAAATAAAGAATTTGAAGTATTTTCAAGTTATGTAAAAGGCGACCTTCAAGCAGACACTATAAAAATAGGAGATGACTGGGGTTGTGCATTTTATAGAAGCGGTGAGTTTATTAAAACAGAAACTTACAAGGGACATAGTGAATCATACGCAGAAGATGCAGCGGATAACTATGTATTTGGAATTAAAAAATTATAATGGCAATTTGGTACATGAGATTATTAGAAGAACAAGAAAAAGCAGAAAAATATGTAGAATCAGAGCTTCCACAAAACGAACAAAAACATAAAGGTTGGTATTGGGACTCTGAAACTAAAAAATTCTACAGGTGGGATAATCTCCCAAGGAGTTAAATAATGAACTATTTATTAGAAGCATTATGTAAAAAATTAGAAGGCGAAATAGAAGTAGCCAAGGCAAATGTTATGGTGTATCAAAGAAATTCGGCAGGAATTGGAGAACACCCAGACATAGTTGAAGCTATCGAATCTCAGGTTGCTAAAATAGCAGAAGCAGAAGATAAGTTAGAAACAATCAAAAGGCATTTTAGATAAGGAAACGAAAAATAGTTCTTGACACCGCCTTAAAATTTTTATATAATATAATTATATTTTAGAAGAACAGTTAATGAGTGATAGATTTTATATGCAACAACTACAAGCTACTGGATGGGCTCCAGGCTATCGTAATACTAACAGCATAGAAGAATACAAATCACGATTTGGCTCAATCAACAGGAGAAAAAGTATGTCGTGGACAGACGAGAAAAAACAAGAAGCAGTTGACATGTATGTCGCTGAAGAACCTACTCCAGAAAACAGTATGGAGATAGTAAAAGATATCGCAGAACAGCTAGAAGAATCTCCAAATGGTGTTAGAATGATTCTTACAAAGGCAGGTGTATATGTAAGAAAAACTCCAGCAGCAAGATCTTCAGGCGGTTCAAGCGGTGGTGGTAGAGTTAGTGTAGCTGACGCTCAATCCTCCTTAACCAGTGCGTTAAGTGATGCGGGTCAGGATATTGATGAAGCAATCATTTCAAAACTAACTGGTAAAGCAGCTAACTACTTTACTACAATAGTAAATAACCTAAACTCTTAAGTTAAGGAAATTTAGC